TTGAAGGGCGGCGATAAAACTCGTTTCACTACTATTCAAAAGCTCATGCTTGCCTTGGGTGTAGAGCTCACTGTCAGACCGCTCAAGAAGCTCCCCGCTTCCTCATAGGCGCGCCTCGCGAAATTGGGGCTGCTGACTTCAAACCATTTAGCGACGTACAACGAAAAAGCCCCTGAAAGCTTTCGCTTCCAGGGGCTTGATCTTGTATGGCGGAGAGATAGGGATTTGAACCCGTCCGTCGCTCTCAATAGCCCGCCATAGGCCAGAAAAGTTGGCTAATCTGAGGTAAGCTCCTGGTCCATTTAGGCCTAAGACGTCCTAAAATTTGCCCTAAATTTGCCCTAAAAATTCTCGTACCTGGAACATGCGCATGGATGACCAAGCCTCAACCACAGCCGACACTCTTGAGCTATTGCATCTGAACCAGATCGCCATCAGGGCAGCTCTCGAGGAGCTATCACTATGGGTGAGCCATCGCGGCTCGGTCCACATACATGAAAACGTCAAGGCTGCGTTAGCGACCCTCGATATGCATGCTGAGGCCATCTCATCCGGGGTTGAGCGCCTGCGGATGTGAGCGATCTCCCCTCGGTGGCGGTCTCAAGCTCACCGCTGACGAGTCCACCCGGGATCAGGTCCGATGATGGATTGGGGCATCATTTCCTAAGTGCCAATATCTGCAAGGCTTACAGCCGGGCTTGGCTGCGCACGTACCAATTTTTGTACCACCCATCTGCACACTCCCAGTTCGCTTTCGGCCAGTTCATCCACGAACGCAGGGCTAAATCCCCCTTTTGCAAGAGTCCGCTTTCGACCCAGAGCTGCCATTCTTTGGCGGACAGCTAACGGCCAAAAGCAGTCAGTGAGCAGAGCGATTTCAGTGTCGCCATTCCGAACTACCTCGACGGCTTGCACTGATTCCAAAACACATACACTATCCGATTAGCCTGCCGACAAGATGTCGATGCTATGGGGCCAGCGGTGCTTGTGAGAAACGCGAATTAGCTAGCTTATATAAAGGATTTTCATGAAAAAGCCGGAAAGAAATGATCCTTGTTGGTGTAAGTCAGGGAGAAAGTATAAGCACTGCCACAGAGATATAGAAAATCAGCCGCCCGTAGCGATTCATACAGCTATTCAAACTTTAGGCTCCTTCAAGAAAACCAAAAAATGCAGCGTCCCGCGAACACTGGCGCATGAATGCTCAAGGAAGATAATTAATGCCCACACAGTTTCAAAAAGCTCATCTTTGAAAGCGATAGCTAAAGACGGTCATGTGCTAAAAATATCCATAGACATTAAGAGCAATGTTGCGCCGAAAATTGCACTTATCGAGACCGGGATAAACAAAGCGTCAACGTTCTCAGGCTTCTGTTCTACTCATGACAAGAAATTATTTTCCCCAATAGAAGATGAGCCTTTCAAAGCTGTGCCGCTACATTGCTTTTTAGTTACTTATCGAGGGGTCGCAAAAGAATTATTTAGTAAAGCCTACGCTTCAAAAACCTTTGATTTTATGAAAACCCTAGACAGAGGAAAAAATCTGCTTCATCAGGTGGCCATTCAAGCCGCAGCAAGTACGTTCGGCACCAACAATGCGCTAACTGTACGCGACTTAGAATCCATAAAGTCAAAGCTCGATACAATGTTGACCTCGAACGACTATTCAGACTTAAGCTATGCTGTATTTACCCTCGACTCTCCTCCACCGATAATGGGGAGCGCCATTGTTGGCCCGACGTTTGATTTCAATGGTGATAAAGCTCAGGATATATCCAGCGATCCCGGTATAATGCCGGATTACATTGCCATTAATTCATTTTCCAGCGAGGACAAAGGTTATATTGTTTTGTCTTGGTTGCCAGATCACGCTAAAACTTGCAGCAAGCTAATAAAGCAATTCTTGGATAAGAAGCTGACGGCTGACAGCTTGGCGGTCTTTATGATATTGCTTATTGAAAACTTCTATATGTCGCCAAGCTGGTGGGCATCACTGAATAGTGATATTCAAGGTCTTGTAAAGAGCTTGTACTCGCAAGGTATAGACACCTCTACCGACGGCGACTCAATAAATATCCGTTACCCTCTGTTTTTTCCACGCATAACAAATGTTCTGACGCACCCTATGATTTAGGATTATATGCTTTAAATAAGTTAAATTGTGTGAGTGCATTGATCAATCTGTGTTGGCTGCGCTGTTAGACGCCCGTAGCAACGGGCAGCTAGCGATCAGCAGTTTCAGGCATAGCGGTTGAGTACACAGCTGATTGCTGTCTGTCGCGAAGGGAAACCACGCATGCGCGTCTGCGCGTTGAACAGTATTTTACAAAGCGTCTTATCAACTTGATATTTGCGTGGCAAAGTGATATCCATCATTACCAACGGACACAAAACCTGGTAGGTCGCAATGTTGCTAGCGAAAAGTTGCATGAAGCCATATAACATCAAATACGGAACCATAAAACTCGGGACGCTTCACGAGTACAGAGAAACTGAAATCAAGCATATCGCCGACAGCGAAGAAGGGTACCTTAAGTTCCACTTGAAGCTAGATGGCAACGTGCAACTGTCCTCTAAATGGTTCAACACCATTGCCGCTGGATGCATGCATTTGGGCAATGAGGAGGGCGTCCAATTTCCGGGGAGAACATCAGCTCACTTCAAGAAAATTGATGCCACTCACAACCCTGACAACACCATCACACTGATTGATTCGGAAGCTGTCATTGAGAGAGAGGCTTTTAATGGGTTTGTCTTCTGCATGTCCCAGGTTAGAAGAACCAGAGACTGTGTTGATATCTTTCCAGAGTACGATGACTATTGGTTCATCACGGAGACTAGCGCCCAGAGATTCGGATTCATTTTAGGAGCCATATTGAGGGAAGCTATTATAGCAGGCCGAGCCACGGGGAATCACTTAGTTCCTGAAAGCATGCTTATAGATGATTTTTCCGTCAATTTAGAGATGGGTTTGGTCCAATACGTACCCCGGGACATCCATGTCACCGATGCAAGCAAATACAAACTAGACGACTTTATCCAAAACATGCTCAGCATCGCATTTACTAAACCTCCCATCCCATTTGCAAAAGAACGAGAATTTCGCTTCAACTACACCATAGTCTCAGAAGGAAAGATAGTAGAACCCCTTGTAGATTTTGTAATTCTAGATTCCACCCCCTTACAAAACTTCGTATTACAAATTAGCACTGAGAGCTAAGCAACTGCGCAGGCATCCTGACGACCAACCACTATTTCACTCTTCTCCTACGGATAGAGGCTATGGGATTAGCCGAACATCAACAACACACACTTGACGGTAGCCGAGATTATTTTTTCAGCAACCTATAATTACTCATCGCACGTCGCGACTTATGAACAGAGCAATTAACTACTGCGTGTAGATTACACAAAATACAGACCCAAAACGCTTAAACCAACAGGAGAACCTCAATGCAGCTCTTAAATATGAGCCTGGTAACTAACGAAAAGAAACGCTTACGAGACCATTCGATTGCAACACGATTTCTGTACAACGGAAAACATTGCCTCGCTTACGAATTTACGGACAATCGAGCCAAAATATGCAATTTAAATCAAATTACAATCAAAGATTTTGAACAGCTTATCCCAACTTTAATTCTTGCCAAGCAACTACTTGAACCATACGCACAAGAAAGCATAACAAAATTTGAAAACAGTAACGACATACAAATAATAATTGCCAGCCTGATAAACTCCAGCATTGTCAACTACAATAAAATCACGACCTCATCCAACCTACGGAAGAAAAAAGAAAATCTTTACCTTGACCATATCAAGGACCACCTTACTTCTGACGAACTTAAAACTCACAAAGAAATAAAATCGATGAGAGACAAATGGATAGCACACCTTGACGAGAATCATTTCGACACGGCTAAAACCATATTAATTTTTGCCCCAGATAACCGAACGACTCCAGCCGTACTACACCACACTTCTACCCAAGCGATTTTAATACAGGATCAGTTCCTTGATCGCTTCATAGCACTATCAAAGCGAATCCTAGAAATCCTCCGAACGAAGCAAGCTAAAGACAGCTCCGCATTCGGACTAGAAGAAATGCTGAGCAACTACACTAAGTATTTAGCCCAAGCTAAGCCGTGGCTAATATACCACCAGCAAACATCAAATGGGGAATAGCTATAAGAAAGCACACTAAACTCCCTTGCGATGTCCGGTCGGTTGTGGCTTTTCAGTGGGAGCGCGCCGGGACGAGTCGGAAACTATCTATCGTCCCAGACGCGCAACAGGCTAGCAACGTGGCAGACCCCATGCGCTAGACTCGCGGTTGTCTTCCCAGCGGCCGGCCGCTGCCTCGCGCACCTTCCGGGTGCTGACCAGCACGCGCAAGGTGTTCAAACCCACCCCCTGGCCGATCACTGCATGACCCCCAGCATCGCCAGGCGGCGATTGGTGGCGTCCTCGATCACCAGGTACAGGCGCTCGATGTGCCCGGCCGGTATGCCATGGGTGACGGTTTCCAGGCATTCCACCATGCCCTCGGCGCGGGCCTGGGCGATCAGGCAGTTGACCGGCGTTGACGCGTCCTCGATGCCGACCAGGCGCCGGCGCAGCGCCGCCTCATACGCGGTGGGCAGAACCAGCCCGGGCGGCAGCTTGTGGTCGTTACTCATGACGCAACTCGCGGACAAAGGCCAACAGGCTTTCGGTATCCGCCTCGCTCAACTCATTGCGCTGCAGGGCGGCGAAGATATGCCCATGCACCAGGCCAAGGTCATAGGACATCTGGCCGGCCGGGGAGCGCACTAAGCTGGCCAGCAGGCCGACAAGGGCGCTGCGCGGCGCCTCATTCAGACGCTCGAGCGCCGGCAGCAGGTCGGTGGGCAGGCAGGCCCAATCGGCAATGTAGTTGGCCTTGAGGCGGTCCCGCAGATCCTGGTCGGCATCCTTGGTCATGGCTACAGCTCCTTTAAGGCAAAGGGGTGGGGTATGATCAAATCACTTTAATGGTTTTGGTCGCCCATTTCCGTGGTTTTGGGCTACGCGGGCATGAAAAAGGCCCCCGCACCTTTCGATACGGGGGCCTCGATTTAACATAGCGTCAAATTAGGCGCACACGCGCCATCACGGCTTACTGGATGAACCCGCGAACCTCGCGCGGCTTGCCCAGCACATAGCAGGGGCGCAGGGTATTGTCCTTGCCATCACCAAAGGTGCTGGCCACCACGGCCAACAGCTTCCAACCTTGGGCCAGGTGCTCATTCACGCGCTCGGTGCCGAACAGCTGCACCACTTGCCCCGCATCACTCATTTGCATCGGTCTTGCTCCTTGCTTTCGGTTATCCGCCATCAGCGGGTTATGGCCGAGTGTAAGCGGTTTGCCGGCATTTGACGCATCGCCGGGGGTTTCGCAACAATTTCTTCAGCTGCTCCGGAGACGCATAAGCGGGCAGGGCTTGGAATTTGGCCAATAGCTCGTCGTCCTCAACGCAGGTAGATGAGCCAGTCAGCATCAAAACAGCCCACCGAGGGCTGAAGGCTGCCAGTTCATGATTACCAGCTCGCCGGTAACCTCCGCCTTACACTGACGCTGGTTGGTAGTGCTGTAGCGGATATCCAAACACTCAAAATGGAAACCGTCGAAAACCCGCCGAATGTCGGGGTGATCGTTGATACTGACCATCACCCTGCCCTTGCATCGCCGCATAAAGTCGGCCATGCGTTCGTACTCCTCAAACGGAAAATCCACACCGTAGCCCACGGTCTGCCAGTAAGGCGGATCCATGTAGAAGAACGTGTGCGATCGATCGTAGCGCTCGGCGCAGGCGAGCCAGGACAGGTTCTCGACGTAGGTGCCGGCGAGACGCTGCCACGCGGCAGACAGAGTTTCCTCAATACGCAGCAGGTTGATGGCAGGCCCCGTGGTCGCCGTACCGAAGGTTTGTCCAGTGACTTTGCCGCCGAACGCATGCTGCTGCAGGTAGAAGAACCGAGCAGCACGCTGAATATCGGTCAGGGTCTCAGGACGCGTCATCTTCTGCCACTCAAAGATCTGCCGGGAACTAAGCGCCCATTTGAACTGGCGCACGAACTCCTCCAGGTGGTTCTGCACAACGCGATAAAGGGTGACCAGGTCACCGTTGAGATCGTTCAGCACCTCCACCGGGGCGGGCTGGGGGCGCATGAAGAACAACGCGGCACCGCCGGCGAAGACTTCAACGTAGCATTCATGAGGGGGAAAGAGGGGGATCAAGCGGTCGGCCAGGCGGCGTTTGCCACCCATCCAGGGGATGATAGGAGAGGTCATAGGTATGCAAGTCTTTACTGTATGGATAAGCAGGTGTTAGGCTCGCGGCGCTTTGTGCACAAGGCAGAGGCCACGGCTGGACTTGCAGGAAGGGTCTGCGGGTTCGGCGGGCCGGGCTGGATGTTGACGCATCCTCCTGGCTCGCCTCTTTTTACTTGGTGACTTCGCGCACGTAGGCCTGACAGGCCTGCAGTGCAATCAGTCCCCGGTCGCCGTCGTCCGTGATGGCGATAACTCGTTGAGCATGCGCTGGGTCAAGTTGGGCGCGTACGGCGCCATGTACCAAGCCTCCGGTGCCGGCGGTTTCTCGCACCCCACCGTCACAACCCGGGGTGGCAAAGGCTCCGGCGTCGACAAGGACTGACAACCGCAGATCAGCGGTAGCAAGCCGGTCACGCAGGCGAGCTTGAGTTTTTTGAGCATCGTTCATCTCCTGCCAATGTGTTTTGCCCTGCTCCTGCAGGCGAACGTCCAGGGCTTGTCGCTGGGTCTGCTGCTCCGCCAGCTGCTCCAGGGCTGCAGCTGCAGCCTCTTCACGCTCGCGGCCGTAGGCTCGATCCTTGTCGGCCAACTGCTCAATGTAATCAGCCGCCTGATCAGCAAGCTGCCGACCGTACTCGCTGGCCTGCCACACCCAGGCGCCACGGCCGCCGGCATAGAGCCCGACCGCAGCGGCCAACAAGGCGATACGCCAATTCAGCGACATTACTGCAGCACCTCAAGCGCCCGCTTGTAGAGCGTCTGGCGATCTTTCAAACCATTCAGTCCGCCATTGATGCGGCGGGTGATCGACTCGAAAACCAAGTCATCGGCCTGCAAAACCTTGTCAGCCAGGGTATTAAGCCCCGCCCGCTGCCAGAACCAACCGGCCGACAGCGAGGCGTAGACGGGCTGCTCCAGCAGGTCGGGAGTGTTGAGCAAGCGGCTGTCACCGAACAGCGCTTCGCTGCAGGCCTCGTAGTTGTCGCGGCCCGTGATCTGGATAAGCCCACGGCCACGGTACCGCTGACCATCGCCATCAGCCGCCGGGGTGTTGCCGAGGCGCTGCGCCAAGCGGCCGGTGTCGTACTTGGCCAAGTAGGCATCGTTACCGAGCTCACGCACATACAGCAGCTGGCCAGACTCATGGCCGACCTGGGCAAGGAACGCCGCCATGCGCTTTGGCGTAATGATTGAGTACTTGCCCATTGTCGCGTTGAGGCCAGGAACAAAAACGCCGGCTTTGCGGCCGGCGTTGGGGAGGATCTGTTGCAGTTGTTGAACTGATATTGCCATTGGTGCCTCCAGTGATGGCCTAAAGCGGCCAAGGGAATTAGAGCTGCTCAACCTTGAGCGGCTTTTCGACTTTCTTTTTCTTGCCCGAGGCCTTGGCCTTGCCCTTCTTGCCGCCGTTGCATTCCACCGTCGTGCTCCACCCGGATTGCGTAAACACCTGCTCGACACTTTCCACTAGGTACTCGCCATCGAGGCCGACCTTGAAGCCTTGGGCGTTGATCGTGCATTCGGCGAACAGGTCATGCCGCCCTGGCATTTCAAGGCGCACGCCGGCGGTGCTGCGGTTGAACGCCGCCAGCCGCGCTTTGGCGGCCTGCTCGGCAGCGGTTTTGTTGGGGTAGATGTGGCGGTCGGTATGCACCGGGGGCAGACCGTCGGGCGACTCGTCGTTGCCCAGCTCGACCACTTTCATGGCCCCGCTTTTCTGGTCCTGGTGCTGGGTCTTCACAGCCTTTTGCGTACTGCGGTCACCCAGGCGGAACTGGTACCGGGAAACGTCCGTCTTGTTGATGGTGATGACCTGCAAGGATTTGCCTGAGGTACTCTTGCCGCCCTGCCGAGGCATCACCAACAGCTTGCCATCGGCCACCTTGGCGGTGCTGTCGTACTGCCGGGCCAGACGCGTGACAAAGTTAAAATCCGACTCGTTGCGCTGATCCACCCGCTCGACCTTTGTGGTGACCGGGCACACCGCCTCCCAGCCGTTGCGCTTGGCAATTTCGTTGACGATCTGCGACAGCGGCACGTTTTCCCAGCTGCCGCTGCGCACAGTCTTGCCGCTGCCGCGCATATCGCTGGCCTTGCCGCGAATGGTCAGTTCGTCCGGCGGCCCGCTCAGTTGCACCTCATCGACCGTGTAAGCGCCCATGCGCTTTAGGGGCTGCCCCTCATAGCCCAACAGCACCTCCACCCGGCCGCCGCGCGCAGGCAGCGCAACAGCCTGGTCGCGGTCGTCAATGCGCAGCTCGAACTCGTCCGACTCCATCCCGGGTTTGTCCGAAACGCGCAGCAGCAACAGGCGGTCGTTGATCAGCGCCGTGATGTCCTTGCTATCCGCAATGATTCGATACGTGGGTTTCATGCTTGCTCCAGGCACAAAAAAACCCGCACAGGGCGGGGCTCGTTACGCGCAACGCGACGGAGATCAGTCGAACAGCTGCAGCAGCTCGACCGCCGGCGCCGACAAGTCGGGCAGCTGGATCAGCAGGCCTGCGCGATACGGCTGCGCCTCTCTGGCCAGATCCGGGTTAGCCTCCAACACCGCCTCAACGGTGCCGTTAAGGTGGCCGTAGTAGTGCTGGCAGATCACATCCAGCAGATCCCCGTTAGACGTTCTGTAGGTCGTTGCCATAGCTCACAAACTCCAGGGTAAAGCCTTGTTTTCGTGGGATGCCGCCTGCCAGGAGGTTGCTCTGTTCCTCCTCCACGCTTAGGAGGCACCAGTCGCCCAGTACCTCGCCATAGCCCGTCACCAGCTTCAACGCCTGCAGCCTTCCGCCGATGCTGCGCAGCACTTTCAGTTGCCCGATGCCTCCCTTGTGGTGCGGAAAGATCGCGCCCTTGAGCGTGATTTTCTCCTCACCCAAGCCCACGGCCTGCTGCGCCACACTGCGGCGCAGACGTTCCTGACCAGCCCAGCGGTATGACGCCTGCCGGCGCAGCTCTTCAAAGGGCGCGGTGTCTAGGTTGAAGTAATACGGCTGCAGCTTGGGGTCATGCGGCTGGATGATCAGCAGGTGTGGAAACGGCGCGACCGCTTCTGGCAGCGGCGTCGAGGAGCCCAAGAGCCCACCCGTAGGCAGGATGTTGG